TTCACGCCGTCAGGGTGGATGTTGCCGCTGAAGTTCGCGGCAAGCCACACCATGAACGATGCCTCAACATGTTGAACATCAAGAATACTCATCGTATCCCCCGCCACTTGGCCGCAAACTCGCGGTTTGCAACATGGCCGGTCATTATGAATCTGAACGCTTGACGCAGTACGCCCTTGGGTGCCTGCTTGCTGTGTCCAGCCTCAAGGAAGATGGCATAGTCAACGCCATTCGTCATTCTAACCAGCGGCTTTGATCCAAGCAGCTTCTTGACAGCTTGCCTTTTGCGCGGCCAGCCGCTTCTTCTGCGGCCCCAGCCTTCGTGCCTGTGCCGCCAAGCCCTTCAAGTGACACGTTCCAGGCGGCTCGGCTTGTGCCACCGTTCTCCTCCGCAACGGGCCACGCCTTGACGACAAGGGCCATCAGTTCAAGCGAAGTCGCGGCGACGGCCCGACCGCTTGCAAGGTGCGTCTTTGGAATGATGAAGCTGGTGATGTGCCGCGAGAACTTACCGTTCACACGGTCCATCTTGCGTACAGCCTTCCTCACGTTTTTGCCCATCTTAGGCATTTTCTCTCGCCACAACCCAATAGGATCGTTTGCTAGGGTCAAGGGCAACGCTGATCATGCGATGCGTAATCAAGTCCTCGGTGATCCAATCGTTTTCGTCCGGCGCTTGCGCTGCGTCCACAACGCGCCAGATGAAGCGGCGATCACCGAACTCATACCGGCCATGCGATTCCTGCACCTCTCGGCGGCTCAGTGTTTCGACCAACGCGGTCAGGACTTCTGACGTTGTGGCCTTCGTAGCAACGCCGGTTGCAGGAACGAACGTCTGAACGCCAGCGTACACGACAGTGATGCTGACGCCTGAGTCGTCAAGCGTTAGCTGTAAGTCTGCGTCATATTCGGCGTCTGTCAGGATTGGCATTAGACACAATCATCGTCAAAGACAGTGGTTTCCTCTGCCGGGATGGACACAAGCAAGTCCTGATAGTAACCAAGCAGCTTGATTAGTTCGGTCAACTCGTATCGCTCGAACTCGCGCTCACCGATACGGTATCTCTGAACCGTTCCGACCGCAAGCGCGTTGATAGCCGCCTGGATCGCTGCAATGAAAGCCAGCAGTTCGGCTTCAGTCAGGCTGGGCATTGTCCATGTTCTCCGCAATCACCTTGAGCACATCAGTAAGGTGGCGCACCTCTGTTCGGGCCTGTTTCATCCCGATCATCAGTTCCGCGATCACAATGTCGGTAGGTTCCGTCAGTATGACCACTTGTCCGCTATTCTTACCGCTGCACTCAAGGTGATATTCTTGGTTCATCGTTACGCCGTGTTCTTCACAACGTAGACATCGTCAAGGGCCGCGATACCACCAAAGTACCTGGCCTTGTACGTCACGACCACATCCTGCACGGTGGCAAGCTGCGGCAGTCGTGAGCGAGTGACCTGCAACGGCCAGATCTCCTGCCACACGAACTCGCTCGGGAAGTTGCCCAAGTACCAGCTTGAGCTTGACTGGGCGTCAACCAACGGACTCGACAGCACGGACAACCCGCTGACCGGGTTCCCGCCGATAGTCGTGATGGTCGTCGCGGTCTGTGTGCGAACTTCCGTGGCGCTGACAATCCGCTTGGCCGTAGCGTCAAGGGCAAACGGCACCAGCAGCGTGCGAGGCATGGACACAATCAGGTCGCCCTGATCGTCCGTCATGGCCGCGAACAACTGCATGGCGTTGTCAATGTCCGTCCAGTCAACAAGGGCGTTGGCCGCGAGCTGATTGATGATGTTGGAGTTCGTACCCACTGCGGTACGGTACAGAGCCTCAGCGGCTCCCTGCGGCGAGAACACGGTGCTGTTCGCATCCGTGACACCCTCGATAATGAGGTTCTCGCGGTGATAACGGGCCTTCTCACCGATCTGCGAAGCACGCATCAGAAGCTGGCCGGTCTGATCAAACAGAATGGCTTCTTCCGTCACGTTCAGCAAACGACCGTACTTGTTGGCCTCGCTGATGCTGTACTTGTCCTGCAACTCGCTCTCGTCATACGGCATCCCTTCAGGCACCAGCTTGGGCTGCTCGGTGGCCTTGAAGCCTGCGTATCGCTCGTTCTTACGACGCGACTGCATGACGGTCACAAGCTGATCGCCAATGGACGGGACGAGGTTGTACGCGTCGATGACCTTCTGCGCGATCAGGACACCGATGATGTCACTGAAGGCGTTGGAGTCAACGAACGCTTCCTGGAAGAACGACGCGCCATTGCCGCTGCCAAGCATCTGGCGAGGATCGCCAACGGTCTTTGCGAACGTCTCGTGGAGCGAGAAGTTGTCAGCCTTCTGCCGTCCGGCGTCGGGCTTGCCTTCGGAATCTTCGCCAAGGAACGCAGCCTGCACGAACTCCTGGCCGGTCGCAGCGCCATGCTTCTTATAGACGCCCACCGCTTCGGTGATAAAATCTTTCGACATTGCTTTGCCTTTCTCTAGTTACCGCAGCCAATCGAACACGCATACTAGGTGGTCGTGGTGGTCGTGGTGGTCGTGGTCTGGCAGCAGATGGTGTTCTGCAACCTGGATTCCAGCATGACTTCGACTTCCGTCACGGCGGACGCCGCACGCTTGGCAACTCGCCCAATCATGCCACTGCTGCGATTCGTCGCAACAACCTTCTGATCCTCAAGCGCGTTGCCGCTGGCCTTGGCCGGGGCAACCTTGTCGCCAACTTCCCACGTCGCGGAAGCGCAGGCCATCGCAAACACGCTGGCCGTGTCAACGCGAACTTCGTCCGTATCGCCAACGTCGGACTTCTGCGCGGCCACACCGGCGTAGACCTTTGCAAACTTGCGCTGCGTGGTTTCCAGGTCGGTGTCCCAAGTGAAGTCAGACGCGGGTGCGATAGTCGGCGTGCCACGCACGAAGTACACCATGTCGCCGCGCTCAACGTCGGTCGCGCTGGCAATGGGGTACATACGGGGCTGTTCGTACTCGTTCAAGTGTCTCATCTTGTTCGACATCTTTGTGTCTCCGTAAATCTGTTCTGGTGGTTGTGGTTACTTGCTGAACGCTTCGTAAAGTTCCGCGCCGGACTTGCCGGTGCTTCCGTCGCCGCCACTCGGTCGCTTGCTGCCGCCGCCATCATGCTGCACAGCGCCTTCAACCAGCGTCTTGCGGTCGGCAATCGCTTCGTCCATCTTCGCTTCGTCCATGCCTTCGAGCAACGCCTTGAAGTGGTCCGTGATGGCCTCTTCGGGCAGCTTGCTTTCCTTCAGCTTCTCAGCGATCTTGACGCGCTTCTCAGCGACGGCCTTGGCCGCGTCGTGCTCGTCAATCTTGGCCGTGGCTTCTTCCAGCTTGGCCTTGCTGTCCTCAAGGGCTTGCTTGCTTTCGGCAAGCTCAGCATCCTTGTCCTTGTCGGCAGTGGCGGCTGCTTCAATCGCTTCCGCGATGTCGGGCCGCTGCTCCCGGAGTTCCGTGAGCGTCAACTTGCTAAAGTCCATCTGATCTTCCTCCATGTTGGATTCCTGGCCTTCAAATAGGCCCTTGGTTGTGCCGCCCTGAGTTACCAAGTCAACACTCTCAAGCGCCGTCACGTCATTGACGACATTGGGCGTTTTCTTCGTGTCAACATCCCCAGCGCCGCTTATACTGAAACAGACCATATCGGGGTTCTTCTGCGCGTCTTCAAGTAGCCACTTCTCTTTCGCAGATACCGCGAAGTCAGCCGACGCGCCGTCTGCTGTCCTGCGTGGCTTCCTGAATACGCCAAGCAGTTCCCGCACCGTCCGGGGCTTGCCACCCTTGCCTGTAACTTTGTGGTCAACATATGACTTCAAACCGTCAAGCTTCTCGGTTATTGAATCCAGCGCCCTGTCTGTGTAGAGCCTTTTGTTCAAAGACACCCGGTTGATAACGCGCACGCCTGTGATCGTGTTTGTGGCTTCCACAACCTTCAGATCGGGCTGGCCTTCCACCCGTTCGGTCAGTCTTGTGCTTTCCATCGTCTATTCTCCACCTTCTGCGGCCATGCGTTCCGCGCTTCGTTCTACTGAGGCAACGGTGCGAACTCTGCCGTCATTTACGAAACTAGGCAACTTGGCCTTGCCTGTCAAGAATAATCTCGCCTTTACCTTGCCGAGAATGTCAACCACCGTCGCCGCGCTTTGCCTTCCGAGCCATTGCCCGTAGTCTGAGGCACGCTCAACGCCGCCCAAGAATTTATCCTTTGCGGTTTCCGGCGTGCTGAACAGCAACTCGCGGATGCGCGTAAACGGGACGTACACGCACCGGCAGCGCGGGTGCTGTGGAATGAATGGCCTGGATGACACGGACGGCAACTTGTTGAAGAAGAACTTCCGCCCATCGTCTGCAATGCAGATCTGACACGTTCGCCGGTCGAGGGTCGCCACATACTCTATCCCACGGATCACGTCTTTGTTCGCGTTGTAGGTGTCAAACATCACGCGGGTTGATACGTTGTGTACTTCCGTCCTGGCGATCATCTCGGCACGCTTGATAGGGATGTTCCACACCTTGCGTACCCGGCGCTGTATCTTGTCAACGCCCTCGCCAGCGGCAATGCCAGCGGCAAGCTCACGCCGGACGCCCCTGCGTATGTCCTGCGTCATGTCCGTTATGCGTTCGGACCAATTGACGCCCTGGATGTTGCTGTTCAGTAGCTCAAACGCCTTGGCGTTGGCAATCGGCCTGTGGAAGTCCGGCTTGATGATGACTTCGTCAATACGGTTCATCCCGCCGACCTGATCCCATATTGACTGAGGCACGCCCCGCCAGATGATGTTCCCCACGATGCGCTGTTCGGCGTTGGCTTGGTCAAGTAGGTCGTTCGCCAGCATGGAGTCCATGTCAAGGGCCGCATCCCCCACGGTTGACATGATGGCGTCAAGCGCAGCCGCCGCTGTGCTGTTGGAAGCCCTGCCGGGCCACGAGGCCACGGAGGCAAGCGCACGAGGCAACGCCTGACGCCAAATGTCAACGATAGAACGCGCCAAGCCGTTTTCTACTCCGACTAGACGCGCTCCGTGTGCTATGATCTGGTCATGCCATAGCTGGCTTGTGCTGTCAGGCATAGGCTACTCTAACTTGACCTTTGGCGCTTTCGGGCTGTCCTCGCACTCGCACTCGTCAGCCTGTGCGTAGACCGTTGCAATTTCCCATCGCATCATACTTGCGTGGAACTGCACGAGTCCCCAAACGATAACGGCAAGCAAGACAAGATTGGCGGTTACCTTGACCTTCAGCAATGCAACTTCGGCCTCTTTGTCGTCCATCGTTCCTTCCTTCCATTGGTTGTACTCTACGCCTTGTCAGCCGGGGGTCTGCCCGGCCCGCGCTTCTTCTCAGCGACCTTGGGCAACAGGTGTGCAGCAGCGATCAGCGCAGACTTGCAGCGGCATTGAATCAAGGCAACGTCCCTCGACTCGGCAACTTCTTCGCCGTCTGCGTCGTACCACTTGCGGATAAGGCAGCGGTTCTCGGCCTCGCCGGGTTCGGGGTTGAACGGCGTGAGTTCCGGCAGCAGCGCCTCTGAAAGCAGGATCGTTTCAATCTCGCCAGCAAGTCCGGGCATCTTGTTTGACGCGCCATCACCCGCCGCCGTCATCTCAGCTTCCAGCAACGCCACCAGCTTCACCAGCTTAGTCGTCTTGACCTTCGTCATCGCCATCTTCGCTATCCTCCGGTACATCTCCATTGTGTGACGGCAAGCCAATTGATTCGCCGCCTTCCAGTTCCATTTGTTCGCGTTCTACGTCAGGGTCCAGCTCTGCACGCTGCATCATGGTCGTTCTGCTCATGGCGTCATTGATAACAAGGATCTGATCGGCCTGCGTGTCCTTCAGCTTGTCGCGGGATACCAGCTTGGGCGGGGTTATCATCACTTCGTACCCGCTGACGTTGTTCTCAATATCCAGCGTCGGCGCGTTCGGTATCTGCCCCATCAACTGCCCGTATGTGATGACGCGCTGCCATACGTTCTCAAAGCCCACCATGACGATGCCCTGCTGTGATTCCCATTCCTTGATGCCGGGCGCTTCGGCCACCATCGTGCTTGCAAAGTTGGCGTTGCTTGCGTCCATCGTGACGGCGAACTCCGGCTGGCCGACAGCGGAAGCCAAGTCGAGGAGAATCTGCCGCCCATCGTGGCGAACGTCGTTGGCTTGCACGTTCGGGGTTAGATACTCCCACTTCGTGTTCGCGTTCGTGTGGACAATGCTTCCAGGCTTGATCTGTTCGTGCCTGATGGTCTTGCCGCTTTTCGGGTCGATGGTCGTGCCGGATGTGGCCGCGTTTGCCGCCCCGGTGATCTGTGACGGTGACGCGCCGATGTATGACTTGACAATCGCCACACGCGCACGCACCTTGTTCAAGATGATTCTATCCTTGAGCCAGCCTTCATACTGCCGCACGCGGTTCAGCGCGGGGATCAGAGGCGGGAAGCCACGGACGGTTGACGGTGAGCCAAGGAAGAACCAGCGCACGACTTCTTCAGCCGGTATCCAGTCCTTGACCGAGGATGCCGAGGCGTCAGGCGTCCAGGCGTAGGCCACAACGTCCTCAACAAAGCCATTGGCGTACTCAACGCCAAGATCCCAGTCTGTATTCGGTTCTGGGTCGCGTATGTCATCCGGGTTGATGAAGTTCGGCTTCAGGTCGCCGTCACGCACAAGGAAGCGCAGATACGTCTCGCCGGCAAGCTGGCCGCGTTCCACGATCTCGCGTTGCTTGTTCGCCCAGTCGTTGCGCTTGGCCCACGCTCGGAAGTATGCGTCAATCTCGTCGCCGCGCTTCCTGCCGCCTTCTTCTTCCGGCACGGCAGCGGTGAACGTCATGCCCTTGCCAATGACATAGTTCTTTGAGTTGTTCACCACACGCCGGATGTGGCTTGACCCGCTGAAGTACATCTCGCGGGACTTGTCGCGCCATGTGGCGAGGTCCGTCAGCGTGAAGTCAAGCGCAATGCCGCAACTGTCGGGGCCGTTCTGCCCGTATAGCACCTTCCAGTCGTCCGTGTCCCACCCGGACAGCAACGACTCCATAAACTCCCGGTCTTTCCGTACAAGCACGCGCTGAAGTTCTTCCAGCTTCGCCAGTTCCTGCTCAGGCGTGTACTCCTCTGCAACGTCAACGGCGTCTGTCTCAGACATACCATTCCTCGCCGGGATCTTCGATATACGACTCGGCCATATCCGGCACCGTGAAAACATCCTGCCAATACACGCAGCCATACCGCAGAGCGTCCACGGCATGATCGAAAGTCTTGCGCGGTTCGTCCTTCGTTTCGCTTTCCTTCCACTTGTACGCCTGAAGTTCTTTTATTAGATTGTCACAACTAGGCGAAACTGTCAAGATATTTTCTTGCAGCATTTTCTGGACGCGTCCGATGCCGTACAGCACGGCGTTGTTCGCGGCGTACGCAGGGAGGCCAGCGTCAACCAACTCTTGTATCATCTCGGGCTGCGCCGGGTCACACACAATGGCGTGGATGGGCAACGCCTGGACGCGCTCGGCCAGAAGGTCAATGATCCGCGTTATGGTCAGCCTGGATTCGTAATGCTCACCGTACAGGTACACATCATTCGACCCGCCTTGCAGCATCGTCAACGCGCAGAAGGGGTTCTTGAAGCCCCAGTCAACGGCGATGATGCCACGCGCCCACTGGTTCTTGAGTGTGCCGACATGGCTTGAAGGGTCGAACATCGGGTATATCGCGCCCTCGTAGGCAACCCATTTGCCCATGACGTATCGGTCGTAAGCCGCCCCGGTCATGCCCTTTAGATTCTCTATGTAGTCTTTTGGCAGAAAGAAGTTGTCAAGGGAGGTCGTGTTGATGATCCGCGTGTTGGGCTTGGGGTCACGCACGAACCGTTCATACAGGAAGTGTCCAGGGTCGCCGGGGTTGGTCGCAATGGCGATCTGCCGCCTGTACGCCGCGTCGTTACGCAGCCGCCCGGTCAACATCGTGTATTCGTCTTGGTCCAGTTCAATGCCTTCATCCACGGCCACGGCCCCGAAGTTGTACGATCCAACGCCCTTCTCGTCGTCAAAGCCGAAGTGCTGGATGTCGCCACCGCCCTTGATGCTGATTAGCTGTAACGACTTGTTGTGCGTGTAGCTGCCTTCGGGTAACACCGGGGGTAACGTGCCATCGCCCTTCAGAAGCGTTCTAAGCGTCGTGCGGGCGAGGTGCGCGTGTTTCTTGCGGCATAGCCCCACCACGTTGCCTGGACGCCCTATGACGTGCGGAAGAAGCCATACGCACAAGGCGCGTGACTTCCCGGCCCCGAATGCGCCCGAATATAGCACCTCGCGTTCGGTCGCTTCAAGGAACTCTAATTGCTTGGGTAGTAGTGTGTGTTCTAGGCGCAGTCGTCATCCCTCCCCGGCCCTGTGTGCTTCCAGCAGTGGTCACCGCCAACTGAGCCGCACCAAGCGCACACATGAAACGATTCCCACGTTTCCTTCTTTGGCTTGAACATACGGCATTTCCCTTTGTCGGGGTGGCGAAACTTGCACGAGTACGCATATGGCGGCTGGTCTGTAAGCGGCTGCACGTTGTCTGGGTGGTGGCACGTGTTGAATCTTCCGTCTGATATGCCCCTCATCAACGACCACTTGCGATACTTGCAGGCACGGCATTCAGCGTCCATCAGTCACCTCCCTCGACCACCTGCCCACAGCACTCGCAGGTCTTGGGCGTAGCAGCCTCAAGCTCATCGAACACATCTTCAACAGCGTCGGCCAGTGATACGCCACCATGCGAGGCCGTCACAGATGGGCCTTCTGCGTCGTGGACGCTCAGCCCAACGTTCCAGTTCGCACCCTCCACACAGACGCCCCGTAACCGAAAATGACGCTTGCCTCGCTCCTGCCAGTCCTCAAGCCTCTTGAGGGCGTCCATGTCGCGTTGATCCATCGTTCCATCCTTCCATTGGTTGTCACTTCTTCCACACCGCCAGCGCGTGTACCATGATACAGAAGCACAGCATCAGCGCGGAAAGGAAGATCGTCGCGTTCAGGTTGTCGGCTAGGGTCTGTACCAGCATGGCTACTCCTTTGGTTTCTCGGCCTTCTTGATCACAATGGTGATCGGTTCTTCCAGGTCGCCCTTGTGCCTTAGTACGTCCTCGGCCATGCCCAGTACACGCACAAGCGAATCAAGGCACCCCTTCGCAGAATACAGCTTGATCTTGCGCTTTACCGCGCCGTCCTTGTCCACGGCTTCTTCCACGCTTTCGATCATTGAGCAATCAACGCCCGACGCTTCAAGCTCCTTCAGCGACATAACGCCCGACAGGTACGGGTCATAGTCGGCCACGTTCGCGGTAGCCATTGCAGCCAACCGCTTCTTTACAGACTCCGGTGTAAGGCTTGCGTGTTCCAGTTCTTCCGTAATTGCAAGCCTTATTTCGGACTTCTTCAGATTGCCCGATCCCTGCGAATAGCTGGTATCCTTGCTGTAACCACTTGCCAACGCGGCCTTTGTGGCATTGAATCCGCAGTCGCCTACATAGTGCAGGACGAAGGCGCGCTGCCTGTCGTTGAGTTGGTCGATTGCTGCGGTTGATGTGGTCTTTGCTTTAGCGGCCATGCTATTGCTCCCATTCTGCTGCGGGTGCGGCCTCGTGCTGTGGACATATCCCGGCTTCGCGCACCCGGCGTGATTCTTCCCATGACTCCCACAGGTTATAGCGACGGCTCCATTCTTCGGTACTGGTGCTGTTTCCAGGATCACTGAATGGCTCATTCAGGAGGCCGCTACCGCATAGTGGGCGGTCACCCCCAGAATGCGTACAATACAGCGTGATGCCTTCTTCGTATTCCTCAAAGACAAAGACGTGCTTGCAGTTGTGGCAGCCGTCGCGGAACTCGTATCCATCTGGAATCTTGTCGCCTTTAGCCATCGTTCCTTCCTTTCATGGTCCCCAGTACAGCAACACGCCGACATAGATCGCCATGACCACAGCACCCGCCGCAATGATGATCCACGGCGTTCTGTCAGGCGGTGGCGTGTAAGTGTCCATATCTGTATTGTGTCCTTTGGATGGTGTTCTGTCAAGGGGCGGGTGCGTCAAGGGTCACCGACAGCTTGCGTTCTGCAAGCGTTGTCTTGGTCTTTACTTCCACATCCTGCACCCACGGCCCGCCAGTCATGTCAATGATGGCGACCTTCCGGTCAACTACGGTGTTGCCTTCTTCCTGGCACCACTTCCGGCCTTCTGCGGTGCCGCCAACACTCGCCACCATGTGCAACGCTCCGCTTTTACCAACAACCACGACTGCGAATTGATGTTGCACCTTCTTGCGGTCAGCCATCTTGCTTCCCTCCATTGTTGTCCTTCCGAACCGTCTCAAGTTCCTGCTTCAGTTCCTCGATCTTCTTCCAGCACGCCCTTACCTCTGCGGCAAGCGCCCAAATGTC